TCGCTCATCAGTGGTGGCGCGCTCGCGGCGCTTGGGCCTGCCTTTGCCGCAGGGGCTTGGGGTGCGCAAATTGCCGCTGGTGCGGTGACGCTCGGCGGTTCGCTGGCCATCGCTGCGCTTTCTGCGCCGCCCTCTGCCGGCGCGATCACCGGGGCCGCCGGCCAGGATGCCACGCAGCTCGTCAACACGTCGCTGTCGGGCAATGTGTTGCAGCCCGGCGGTTCTGTGCCACGTGTCGTCGGGACGATGAAGGTTTATCCGCCGCTACTGTCCATGCCATTGGTCGAGATCATCGGCGATCAGGAAGTTGCGGAAGCAATCTATGGACTGGCCGGCCCGCACGAGATCGAGGATATCCGCCTCGGCGATGTTCCTATCAACCAGATCCCGGGAGTTCAGTGGGAGGTTCGCGAAGGATGGCCGGGCGATGCCGACCTCAGCCTGATCAAGCGGCAGGGGCGCTCGGACAGCCCGCAAGTCGATCTGCCGGCGCAGCAGGTTGATTCCGTTTTCACGACGCGGCTTGTCGATCAGCTCAACCCGGGCAACTCGGCTCCGAAATGGTATCCCGTGGTCGGTCGGGTCGACCCTGACGAAATCACGCTCGATTGCGTGTTTCCGCAGGGTCTCGTCTCCCAGACCGATGCGACGGCCGCCATTGCCTTGCCGATGCGCTTCCGGATGCGGAAGCGCGGCTCAACGACCTGGCTCTATCTGCCCGAAATCCATTTTCGAAACGCCGGCGTGAAGCCGTTCCGGAAGGCCGTAAAATTCCGGTTCGGCGTGCAGGAGCCGACCACGCCAGTCGCTCCAGCTTTCGGCGATCAGCCCTTTGCCGCCTATGTGTCAGTGCCCACTCAAGACATTGATCCCGTTGGCTTGGGAGGCTGGGAGGCTCATGAGTATTTCTATGCCGGGGCCAGCGACACCTACATGTCGCCGACCAACTACCTGACGACGGGCGTGCAGAACGTTGCGCTCTATAAGGACCGGGTCGAATTCTTCTTCTTCAACGCCGCGGATTTCACCAAGGGAACCTGGGAAATCGAGGTCATGCGAGGCTTCCCGTATAACCTCAGCGCGTTCGACATCGCCAACTACGAACTCGCCTCTGGCGGCTCGGAAGGCACGAACATCTATGACTTCTTCGGCTATCGCCGCGATGCTGAAAACTACTATGGCATCCCAGTCATCCTGGCGAAGATCACCAACGCGGTGAACCTGGTGCGCGTCACGTCGGTCTGGTTCGAGCACCCGATTGCGACCCGTGATTTCGCGCTCATCGCCATTCGTGGCTATGGCCGGCAATTCGACCAACTCAGTTGCATCGCCAGCGGCTATGTGCGCGACCACGGAGAAAACGGGTGGGAGCACTGGACCACGACAAGCAATCCGGCGCCGCACCTCCGTGACGTTCTGTCGGGTGACCTCGGCGCTGCGCCACTGCCTACCGACCTCATGGATGATGACGATCTGCTCGACTGGCGGACGCATTGCGAGGCCATGGGCTATGAGGTCAACGCCGTCATTGATGGGCTATCGGTCTGGGATGCGGCCAACCTGATCGCTGGGGCAGGGTATGCCCGGCCCCGGCAAAGCGAGAAGTGGGGCGTGATGATCGACCGGGACAGGTCGGCCGATGCGCCAATCCAAATCTTCTCGCCCCGGAACCTCGCCAATTTTTCCTTTGAGACGGCATTCGCGCATCGTCCGAGCGGGCTCCGTGTGCGATTCAGCGACAGGGACGACGGCTATCGCGAGCGGGAAATTCTGGTCGCCGATCCTGAGGCCAAGGCTGATAGGGGAGACTACGAGGACATTCGCTACGATGGCCTGGTGACCGAGGTGGAGGCGCGAAACAGGGCGCTTTTCGACATGGCGCAGATGCGCCGGCGCTTCAAGTTCTATACGGCCGATGCCGACCCGGAGGCGTTGCTCGTCTGTCGCCGCGGCGATCTCGTCGGCGTCCAGCATGACGTTCTGGCACGACAGGTCGGGTTCTCCCGGGTCGTTTCGAAGATCATGGATGGGACCGACCCGGACCTCATTGTTGGGCTGCAACTCGACGGAAGCGTCGCATCGCCCGCCGATGACGCCTTTGCCGACAAGGACCCCGCCTGGGACGATTACGGCGATGGCTATGCTGGCTCTCGCCTTGGCATCGCCATTCGGCAAAAGAATGGGACCGTGCTGATCAAGGAAGTCTCTGGGGTCGATGGCGAGACCAAGACCCTGACCTTTGCCGAGCCGTTCGAAGACCCGGAAAGTCTCTTTGGCTATGACAGCCTCGTCGTCACCGGGCCGCTTGGCCAGGAATATCGCCGCCTGATCGTCTTCGACATCACGCCGAAGTCCGCCGACCTCTGCCGCATCACCTTCGTGGATGAAGCGCCCGACCTCTGGGCTTAAGGAAAACCAACATGCCAACAGCCGTTTCACGCGGCCTCCCCTCGGAGGACGCTGGTTCCGTATTGCCGGTCAATTCCAAGAATTGGCAGAACCGCGCCAATGCTGAGGTCGTGAATCTCCACGACCGTGCCCCGGTCTGGCTGAACAATGTCGCCGGAACCAATGTCATCACCGCCCAGGCATCGATCACCATTCCCGAATATCGGAAGGGGATGAGCTTCTACTTCGAGCCGATCAACAACAATACCGGCGCGATGACCATCAATATCGACGCGTGCGGAGCCGTGGCTATCGTCACGGCGGCCGGCAACGCGCTGGCCAATGCGGACCTACGCGCCGGCAGGCTCTACACGCTGGTCTACAATGGCACGGCCATGGTGGTGTCGGGGTCCAATGTCGGTGAGGACGCGGAGAGTGGTACGCCCCTGCTTTTGGTGGACGCCTATCGCGACGACAATGTCGACGTCACCTCGAATGCCGACCTGCACGAAGAGCTGGTCGAGAGCTACACATTCACGACCTATGAAGACAACGTGGAGGTCTATATCTCCATCGCCATTCCGCTCGTCGTGTTCACCACCAGCATGAGCGGCGTGAACAAGAATGGCGCTTGCCGGTGCTACCTCGATGGTGACGCCTATAACTTCTTCCCGTCGGGCGCCAAGCAGTGGAACGGCCTCGCCATTGCCAATGCCGGCCAGTGGGTGAAAGACTACCTCGTCCCCGTCGATACGATGGTGAACTCGCCGAAAATCCGGCACGTGATCCCGAGCGCAGGCGTTCACACGATCCGGGTGCACATTGCCGGTTCCACTACCGATACCGTGGTCTCGCTGCACGGCCGTCGTCGCTTCCAGGTCGAGCAGGTCAAGGCCGCGAAAGGCGATCCTGGCGCGGAAGGGATGACTGGTGCCTCCGCGCTCACGATTGTGCGGACGATGGCGATCAGCAACATTGATATCGCCACGGGCCTGGAAAACGGCGATACCGTCAACGGGGTTTTGTTGGCGACTGGTGATCGCGTTCTTCTGGCAGCGCAGACCGCGTCGGCCGAGAACGGAATCTATGTCGTTCAGGCGTCAGGGGCGGCAACGCGGCATCCTGACTTTGCCACGTATGACAGCAATATCGGCCCTCTGTTCTCGGTCCGTGACGGCACGGTCAACAAGGGCACCCTTTGGTACAGCACGTCCAATGTTGGCGGGACGATTGGCACGACGGCCTTGGCCTTCGCCCGCTTCAATGCACCCGTCACCAGTGTAAACGGACGGGCTGGCGCGGTCATCGTGCCGGAATTTAATGAAAACGAAATCATCAACGGCAATTTCGACATTTGGCAGAGGGCAACATCGCAAACGAGCAGCGGCTATGGCTCTGCCGATCGGTGGAATTGCATCAATAGTGGGTCCACTAAGAACGCCTCGCAGAGCGCGTTTATTCCAGGACAAACAGACGTACCAGGTGGTCCCCGGTATTTCTTGCGTACCGCGGTGACTTCGGTTGCAGCTGCAGGAAACTTCGCGGCAATGTCTCAGCCAATGGCCGGCGTGGAGATGCGAAGCGGCCGCAAAGTCACTGTGACCTTCTGGGCAAAAGCTGATGCGGCGCGCCAACTGGCCTATGAGCTAACCCAGTTCTTCGGCACTGGCGGCTCTCCGTCTGCTCAGGTGAACGGGATCGGCGCTGCCAAAGTCTCTTTGACTACGGCCTGGCAGAAGTTCCAGGCCGTTATCGACGTGCCGTCAATAGTTGGAAAGACGCTCGGGACCGCCGGCAACGACTTCCTTGGGCTCTATTTCTGGTTCGATGCAGGGTCAAACTTCAACGCTCGTACGTCTAGCCTTGGGCAGCAGAGCGGCACTTTCGACATCGCCCATGTCAGCGTGATGCCTGGCGACTGGTCGCAAGTGGACGACCCGTTTCCATTCCGAAGTTGGGAGGCAGAAGAGCGGCTATGCCTACCGTTCTGCGAGATAAAGGCGGTGCGGACAGAGAACGGCTCTCGTCATATCCAGTTGGTCAGGAAGCGCGGGACGCCGACGGTCTCGGTTTCAGTCGGATCGTCGGGCAACGTTACCCGCGACGGGTTCGAGCTTACCCACACTGCCGCAGCAGATTGCACAGTGACGGCTACGGCTGAGATGTAGGGTGACGTGTCTGCAAGTCAACCATTATGTCCGTAGAGGGGCCCGGAAGCGCAGCTAGACAATTCATTTGTGAGCAGGCCGATGCCGCCGCGAACACGGTCAGGCATGCTACTGCAAAAACGGCGGCCATCGCTGCCATGGCGATCATGCTCTCTCTGGATGTCACGGCCGGGGCTCTCCAAAGCCAGGAAAGTAGATGCATGTGATGGGGTTGGGCGCTGCAAACCAGACCAAACCGACCCCAATAGCGAGAACCGCAACCGCGAGCACCAGCCTAATGCGCCCATCCCACCTCGAGGACAGAACCCCGAAGACTGTGCTAATTCCCGCCAAGACGGCGGTGCCGAAAGGCAAAAACACCAGCGGCTGATCCCATTCGCACTTGGACGCTGCTAGGTTTGTTATCAAGGCAAACATCAACATCCCGATGATGCCGACACCCATTACAATGTTGGGCAGCGTGAAGATGCGGGCGAGTTCTGCTTCTGCGTCTGTCGATAGCGTCATGCGTCCTGAGTTTCCTACGAGGCCGGCAAAATAGCGCGACACGAGCGCTAAATCCACTCCCGAAGCGGAAAAGCCGCCCATCCTGACCTCTGTTAGGCAGGCGGCGGCATTTAGGGTGAGCATCCAGCCACACGATTGAGCGTCAACAACCGGGCCAGATGCTCGAGTTATGAACTGATAAATACCCAATTCGTTCCGGCCTCGCTTCTGCGGGGCCTTTTCTTTTCCAACATCGATAGGAGGCCCAACATGGGCAAGGTCTACAGGACCTGGCGGGATTTCCCGCCGGACGATTGGCGCTGGCCGAATTTCAGCCCGCAGGAAATGGCTTGCCGCGGCACCGGTAAGCTCATGATCGATCCGCCAAGCATGGACAAGCTGCAAGCGCTGCGAACGCGCCTCGGTAAGCCGCTGATCGTCAATTCCGCGTATCGCTCTCCGGAGCATAACAAGGCCGTTGGCGGGGCTCCTGGTTCGCAACATCTGCTGGCCAAAGCCTTCGACGTTCGAATGGAGAACCACGATCCGGCTCAGTTCGAGCGCGAGGCTCGTGCGGTCGGCTTCACTGGCTTCGGCCATTATCCCAGGTCGAACTTCATGCACATCGATACCGGACCGGCGCGCCGGTGGAATGACGGTTCGTGGTTCCCGACCGCGACCCGAACCAAGGAAGCACCGACGCCAGAATTCCGGCCGGAGCCCAAGCGGGAAACCGTTGTGGACATCATCACCAAGCCGGAGGTGCTGACCGGCGCCGGCGGCGTGCTGACCGGGGCAGGGGCGATCAGTCAGGGCAGTGGGCCGGTTCAACTCGCTCTTGGCATTGCCCTGGTTCTGGTGGTCTGCGCCTTCATCGCCTTTCTGGTCGCGAAGGCATTGACCCGGCCGCGCGATGTTTAAGTGGCTCGCCGGGCCGTGGGCCAAACTTCAGACCGCGCTCGCCATTGCCGGCGCGGTCATCGTCGCCATCGGCATCGCCTTTCTCAAGGGCAGGAAGGCTGGCGTCGAACACATCCAAGCAGAGCAGCAGAGGAAACGAGATGCGCTCCAAGACGAATATGATCGGATCGATGCTGGGCCTGTTGATCCTGGCGGGGCTTATGACCGGCTGCGCAAGCGCTCGGGTGGCCGGTAGCTGCCCGCCGCTTCCCCCGCCGCCAGCGGCCGCCATAGACGCGCTGCAAGCCGCCGGCGACAGCGCCGTCGATGCCTGGGCCGTTGACCTCGATCGCCACTACCGCACACTC